AAGTAACACCAGAGCTTGTCAATGGACGCGTCGAAATGTCCCATATCACCCTCCATCGCATTGGGTAAGGAAGGTCCAGTGGCACCGCTAATGAAATCAGCAACCTCCTGAGTGCTGCTATTCATGTTGGCGAAAAAGAAATTGTCGCTGTGCCAACGCTTCTTCAATAAGCCCTGCAAAGCAGCAATCCAACTCCCAACTATTATGCAGTATCGCTCACTCCCGCCCTGAATAAGGCGTGGGGCTTTCTTCTTAGCTGAAAACATATTCCTTATATTCAGAAACTCGCGTTTAATAAAACTCTTTCTCTTGGTCCAACGATTCAATTGTTCACTGGTCAAAATGCTGTCTTCAGTAATCCCTTCTTCACGCATCAATTTGCACTCGCGGCGAAGTCGAACCTTGACTGCTTCACTGGCATTGCAGCCCTCAATCCATTCTTCCCACCTGAGAGTAACAACTTCACGTCGTGGCCCGAAGAATTCAAGAAAGTTGCGTTTCTTTTTCACATGATCAATAAGAGCTACTAATTTCTTTGGTTCAAGTTGCTCTTCTAACACACGCTTAACCAAAGCTTTGTACTCATTCTCTTGATTAGTCGCAAACGCAACTGGCCTACTGCCCTCGACAGCTGGCCCGGTCCGGTCAACGCTCTGCTTGGTTTCTTCTGGCTCCTCAAGTCGACCTAACTTGGTTCTCTTTAATTGCACTACAGCATCTTTGCGCATAATTACTTCAGGTGACTCACTCATTTCATCTCTAAACTCAAGTTGGTCTGGTTTGAAGGGCAATTGGCTAGCTGGTTTACGCCTCAGCCACCACGTCAACATTCCCACGGCCAATAACGCAAAAGGGGCAACCCCTGCTGTGACCACAGATGCAACCGTGAGGCCAGCTAACGCAGTGCCAACAGCGATGGTCGTAGCCAGAACACATGTGCCGAGAGTGACATAGCTCCAAAACTTGCTCCAAGGCACATAAGCTTCATGAACTAATCTACCAATGTTCTGAGTCTGGGCCCAATATTGCATATACGCAATCATGGGGGCAAATGCCATGGTTTTCTCATAAGTCTCAGATGAAGGGAAGCGTATACGTCTACACAAATTCCTGCAATAAATTACACTCAACTGGAAGTTGACCCGCTCCTTATCATGAGGTTTGTGAGCCCACCAGGCCCCCAATTCACAGACAACTGCTTCAGGTAACCACACGACAACTTTATCATCGCTGAGCATGTGGAAACCCCACCGGTGTGGCGCGAAAGGCAACTCTGTGCCCAATAAGGATTTGTTGTAATGGCCAAAGAAATCTAGTTGGTTGAATGAATACTGTTTAAAGGCACAAACCAAATCCCTATTGTCGCAATTGTCTAACATTGAAAATTCATCGTTTAGTTTCTGCTTAACAACGCTTCTATCAAAATCACGCCAAACATTCATGTTAACATTCTCCATGCGCTTCCTAGCGTAATGTTCTTCATCCTCTTCAGCTAGGCTATCTTCAACAAAATCACGAATCTTCCTCCCTTTGACTCTGTCAGCTGCTGAATTGGGTGGTGAAGTGCGGACGCTAGTCATCAATTCAAGTGGTAGGTTAGGCCGACCTTGGCCGGCTTTCTTGCTTTTTTCACTATCATCATGCTTACGCTTGATTGTCTCTGATATTAATCGTGCGGTCTCAGCCTCACCTGCTGCATCAGAATGGCTCTTCACACGTTCAACACCTTCCATGCATATCTTACACTCAGGCTTGAACTCTGGGTGTTTGATGCAATGGAAGCAAAGATCAGGTATTGGCATTTTGTTAGTTTTTAGAAACCTGACTCTCTCTGATCGCACAACAAAAGCATGAAAACATTTGACACATTCGATATTAGTATCATTATCAGCTGCGTCTTCTTTAGTTGGGTTATTGATCGGTTTCGGCAATGACAAGCTGGCCACCGACTGACCTTGCATGGTTTTGAGACTGGCTTTCCGCTTCTTACTTGCGGTTTCTCGGTGATCAGCTGATTTCTGCTTCTTATCTCTGTGGTCACCGCTAGGGCTCTCAGCCTTCTCTTCAAATTGCACTTTCTTCTCTTCTGGCTCATCAAATTGTTCACGTATTTTGGAATCCACCACTTTCAAAATGGGTGGTCGCAGGGGGGCTTGGTTCTCAACGGCTGGCAAGATGCTTTGTTGTTTCGCGACTTCTGGCAATTTTTCCATCAATTTTCGTCGCGTTTTATAAGACAAATAACCTCTTTCTTTGCCATTGCCGAGGTTGCCGCGTCGCACA